GTCACCAGTGCCCGCAGGATCGCCGCCTGATACTCGCTCTGCTTGGCGTTCAGGTCTTTCCAGGCCGCCTGAGCGAGCATTGCAGCATTGACGAAGTTGCTCATGCACGGACCTGCAGGACATAGATGACAGTCGTGGTCGCCGGTCGCAGCAGATCGACGTTCACGACGGTCAAAATCGCACCGTCTGCCGTAACAAGCAAATCCGAGGTCGTGGGCTCTATGCCGATGGCGGGCTCCACCAGGGCTTTCCGGTCGGTGGAGAGGATGCGCTGGCCGTCGATCTCGCGGTTGGAATAGGCGGTCAGGACGATGTGCGCGGGGTGGTTGGTGACGGTCGGCTCACCGGGGTCGTAGGACGGGCCAGAGCCGGGCGTCTCGCGGCGGATGGCGCCGGCAGCTCCGAACTTGCGGACCAGGCGCTCAGCCGTGGCGGCGGCGCGGCTGTAGTCGAAGCCAGGCACTAGGCGCGCACCACGAACGCGGTCTGCGTCCGGGACTTGGCAGGGCGAGCGATGCCCGCAAGCATGCCGTCCAGCAGGTCGGACAGCCCAGCCGCCTTCACCGGGTCGGCGTACTCGACCTCCAGCACATCGATGCGCTCACGCTTTACGGCCTGGGCGGGCTGATGGTCCGGGGCCAAAACCCCCGGCGTTACCGACTCTCGCAGGGCCGCTTCGAATATCGCGTGCTTCACTGCGTCCGGCGCGGCATCGTTGTCAAAATCGGTCAGCCAGCGGCTGTTGTAGGTGGCGGCAACGAAGCGCTGTCCACGCATCAGCGAGCCGGCGTCGGTCGTGGCTTCCCCAGACAGGGCGAAATACGCGTCAGCCTCGGCCTGGGTGACGGCGGGAACGGTGTAGCTGAGCATGTCGCGCCCTCCGCAAGACACGGGCCGGGAAGCCGAAGCCGCCCAGCCCGGTCGGGTTTACTCGCCCTTCTTGGCGCCGCCGCCATTCTTACGGGCAGCGTTCTCTTCCGGCTCCGGCGTCTTGTTGCCGAAGTCGTCGACCGGCTTTCCGGGCTTGCCTTCCACCACTTCGTCCCAGGTCTTGTTCTGGACGTAGTTGTCGGCGTTCGGAGAGTGATTGGCCATGTCGGCCTCCTTCGTTTCGATGCGAGAAGGTGGCGGGGCCGAAGCCCCAGCCGATTACGTGGCGGCGACCGTCAGGAAGGCGATCGGCACCTGCTTACGGGATGCCACGCGGGTCCAGTTCGCAGCGTTGGCCAGGTCGGCCCAGCCTGCGCCGCGCGCCACGGTCTCGGTGCCGTTGCCGGTGATCGAGGTCGAGGTGAAGTCGTAGCCCAGCGGGTGGACGATCATGTTGCGGCGGGTCCACAGGGTCTCAGCGCCGCCGCCGTTGCCCCGGGCCGCCTCACGCTCGTATTCCAGAGGAACGCGAGGGTTGGCCATGCCGTAGGCGAACGCGCCGCGACCCAGCAGGGCCACAGCAGGCTTGCCGTTCAGGGTCAGCGCGGTGTCGTTGACGATCACCGGCAGGCCGTTGAACTGGCGGATCAGGACGTTGGTGTCGGGGGTGCGGGCCACAGTGGCCAGCCCTTGCTTCACCAGCGTGCCGAACGCAGCCGAGGACATGACGTAGCCGGCGATCTCGCCGAAGGCGTCACCGGCCGTCAGCTGGGCGTCGATCAGGCCCTCGAAGGTGATGCCCGCGGCGGCGGTAGCTTGGTGCACCATGCCGTTATTGGCGGCGACCGAGTCGTTGAGGATGCCGCGCAGGGTGGCGACGATCCGCAGTTCGGCCTCTTCGCGCCAGTACTGGTCGAGGCGCGAGGCGACGCGCTGCAGCGGGTTCTTGCCGGTGATGTCGGTCACCAGGTCCATCGACCCGAAGCCCTCGTTCAGGAAGCCGACACGCGCCCGCATGGAGCCGGTGCCGATCTTACGCGGGACCGCGATGTCCTCGTAGACGTCGTTCGAGTAGTTCGGCTCGACCGAAGCGTCGATCTTTGCCCAATAGGGCAGCGAGACGATGTCGGTGTTCGAGGCCGCCAGTTCCGAGATGATCGGGTTGCTGACGATCAGGCCCGACTCGAAGAAGGGGGTCGTGGTGACCGGATCGGTGTCCATGTAGGACTGGACGACCTCGTAGGCCGCTTCGCGATTGGTGGCGAACACGTCGCCGAGAGTGGTGTACGGCATTGTGGCCGCCTCCTAATCAGATGAGTGGGTTAGTCAGGCCGTCGCTTGCTGGATGGCCTTCAGCTTGCCTTGTTGCGCGAGCGCCAGTCGTTCGGCGTCGCCCATTTCCGCCAGCGGCTTGGCGCCGCCTTCACCACCCTTCGCCCCGCCGCCCTTGGGCTGCGACACGAAAACCTTGCCCTTGTCAGCCGTCCAGCGCGGAACGTAATCCGACAGGGACATCGGCCCCATGTCAGTGTCCACGACCGGCTTGCCATCCTCGACCTTGATCAGCGGCTTCAGCATGACGCGCGCAGCTTCCTGGAACGTCGGATCAGTCACGCCCGCGCCGGCCAGAAGGCCGTCAATGTCGCGCTCAACCGTCAGTTCGTAGATCCGCCTGTCGCCCGCTTCGGCCTTGCCCTTCCACTGGTCGCGCTCGGCTTCCAGGGTCTGGCGCAGCTGAACCAGTTCCGCCGGGTCCGCCTTGCCCGCCTTGGCGCGCTTCCACGCCTCGGCATCGAAGTCTTCCGGGACGCTGGAGAGCTTGCCTTTCAGGTCGTCTCGCTCGGTGCGGATCGCATCGCGGTCCTGCTTCGTGCGCTCGTAGGCAGTCTTCAAGTTGACCACATCGGGGTGGCCGTCCACGCCCTCGACATCGAGAACGAAGGCGTCGCCCTTCTGGACATACAGGGATTGGTGCTCCGCCTGGACCTCGTCCAGCGAAGCGACGGTGACTTTCAGGCCCATCGGGCGCTCCTTGGGTTAGGTGACCGGCATCGCCGGAGGGGGCGGAGGCATTGCGGCCTCCAATTCGGCCTCAAGCCGAGCGCTCTCATCATCGATGAGGGCGAGTTCCTGTTCGGCATCCCGCTCGATGCTGGCCACTTGGCCACGCTGCAGGACGCCGTAGATGGTCTCGTAGGACAGGACGCCGTCCTTCCACGCCTGGCTGATGGCCGCGATGTCCTGCGGGCTCATCGGCGTCGTCAGGAGGTTGGCGGGCGGCTTGACCACCACGTCGTCTTCGTTGGCGCCGATCATCCGAGCGACGAAGCGCAGAGCCTTCTCCAGACCCGACGCACTGGCCTGGGCGATACTGATGAGGCTCGCCGTCTCAGCGCCGAACCGTAGCTTGCGCGCCTCGCCGCTTTCCTGCGCCCGGCTCGTGTCGTCAAATAGCTGAGCGCCCGCCTTCCCGGCAGCGGCCCTGTCGTCCTCGATCGCCTTCCTGTGCGCCTCGATCCCGGTCCCCTCAGGGCCGACGTAGAAGGCGTTCGGGGTCTTGCCCTCTGCGCCTTCCATCACGATCACAGCACCCGATCCAACTGCTTCGGGGGCGTCGCCGTTGATGATGACCAGCGTCTCCTGGCCCGAGTTGAACAGTTGGTGGCGATAGTCGGCGTCCAGGCGGTATATCGCCAGCGCAGCGCGGGCCACGCCAATCAACGGCGGGCGCTCAGGCTCGACCATCACGTCGCGCGCGCTCATCACCACGAACGGGATTTCCGACAAGGCCTTAGCGCCGCGTGCGGTCGGGCTCACATCGTCGCCGCGCTCGGCATTTTCGCCCGTGTAGGTCTGCTGAACGTAAGAGCCGCCCTCAAGCAGCAGCGCCCGGAACCGCTTCTCGTCCTTCCAGGAAAAACCGTCGCGCACCCGGCCGCTCTCATCCAGCACGAACATGTCGCGATCTGGCGACCAGTTGATGATGGCTTCGGCCGTGTACCCTGCAAGGTAGGGATCGCCGCCATCCTTGGGCGCCTCGACCAGCAGGCCGTATCGACCAAACTCCAGCAGCTCACGCGTCAGACGACGGTGGAAGGCCTCGAGGCTCATGCCGTCGCGGGTCGCGCTCTCCCACAACCATTCCATGCTCGGCGGGATGGTGATCTGGAACTCGCTCTGGTGGATCACGCCCACCATGGCGCCGATGGCCGGCGTCAGCAGGTCGGGAAACTGCGCCCGCGTCTGGTAGGCCGCGTACATGGCCCGCCCGCCGTCAGCCTGGGCCTTGAAGCCCGACGGCATCGGCAGGTAGTCCGTCCCGCGCATCCTGACGGCGTCGGCTCCCTGGATCGCGTCGCGCATCACCTGCCAGTCGGCAGCAAAAGCGGCGTAGTCCGGATGCGGCGTGCTGACGCTCATCTAGTACCCTCCCAGCACAGCCTTGGTCCGACTCTGAGCCGGGCGTCGGTATCGGATCATCGGTGCGAGCGCGTAACGGATCGCGTCGATGAAGTGGTTGTTGGCGTCCATCAGGTCCGGCATCACGTCGCCCGACCGCTTGTCGACCTTGTGGCTGTAAAGCCGGAATTCTCGGGCCGTTTGCGGACAGTCCGAATGAATGACGATCTTCTCGAACGACCGCATGAAGGCGATGCCGTCTTCGACGCTGCCGGGCCACTTCTCGACGCTCTCGGATCGGGGAAGGCCATGCCGGCTGATATGGCTGATGTTCTCTGGCCGGGCGCTGTCCCAGCGGGTCGTATAGCGCGCGAAGCCGGGGATGCGGGCTCCCAGGAAGCCTGCGTAGTCGTCCAGCTCCAGCCGCGTCTTGCCCGCTTCGTGGCGGATCCAGAGCTTGCCGTCTCGGATGTAGCACCGCACCGCTGCGGCCGGGTCCTGGCTGAAACCGAAGTCGCCGCCCTGATAAGGACCTTCCCACCCGTCTCCCGGCTCGAAGTCCTGCACGACGAACTTGCCGGCGAAGACCTGGGCGTCTGTCAGGGTGAGGAACGCCCCCTCCCAGACGTGGTCATAGGTCTCGGGCCGAAGTCGCTGATCCTCCAGCCGCCCCCGGTTCAGGATGTCCGGGAACCACGGATTGTCCGACCAGTTCACCGTCGTGACGATGCAGTCTTCAGGCGGGCTTTCCACAAACCGTTTGTGGGTCGCGCTCTCCGGGCTCTCCGGGTTGAAGCTGATCCAGTTCTCGGCGACCCAGCCCGGCCCTTCCTCGCGGATGGTCGGGATCAGTTTGCGCCAGGCCACCTCTGAGACGTTCTCCGC